ATGCATATAAATGGGCCATTGATAATGGAATTGCAAAAGAGCAAGCAAGAGCTGTGTTACCCGAAGGGTTGACTATCTCTAGAATGTATATGCAAGGTAGTCTGAGATCATGGTTACACTATACTGAATTAAGATCTGATAATGGCACTCAGAAGGAACATCGTGATATTGCAATTAAATGCCGTCAGGTAATCGAAACCCACTTCCCATTTCTTCTTAATCAATAAACAAAGAGGACCCGCATCAATGGATGATCTATATCAACAATACATTCACAAGAGCCGTTATGCCAGATATATTACTGAAAAAAACAGAAGAGAACAGTGGGACGAAACTGTCGATCGGTTTTGTGAATATATCAAGACAAAGACAGATAACAAGCTGAACCCCGAAGACTATAAAGAAATTCGAGATGCAATCGTTGCGATGGAAGTGATGCCATCTATGCGGGCGATCATGGTTGCTGGCCAGGCATTAGATCGAGATAATACAGCCGCATATAACTGTTCTTATCTACCAGTTGATGATCCAAAGTCATTCGATGAAGCGATGGTCATTCTAATGAATGGTACGGGCGTTGGGTTTTCTGTTGAACGTCAGTACATTCAGAAATTACCAGACATTCCAGATAAAATTTATCAGTCTGAAACATTGATTGTTGTTAAGGATTCAAAAGAAGGTTGGGGTAAAGCTCTACGAATGCTAATTGCTTTGCTTTATTCGGGAGAACAGCCAAAATGGGACACTTCCCAATTAAGACCAGCTGGAGCAGTATTGAAAACCTTTGGAGGAAGGTCGTCTGGTCCAGGTCCTCTGGAAGAATTGTTTAAATTCGTTTGCCGAATCTTTAAAGTTGCTCAGGGTCGGAAACTGACGTCGCTAGAGTGTCATGATATCATGTGTAAAATTGGCGAAGTTGTTGTTGTTGGAGGGGTTCGTCGTTCAGCAATGATTTCACTTTCTAATCTGTCAGATGAAAGAATGCGCCATTGTAAGTCTGGAGCGTGGTGGGAAGCAAATGTTCAACGGGCTCTTGCTAACAATAGTGCCGTTTATACAGAGAAGCCAGACGTTGGAGTGTTTATGAAGGAATGGCTTTCTCTATATGAATCTAAATCTGGCGAACGGGGAATCTTTAATCGAGAAGCATCAAAGCACGTGGCTGCTAAAAGTGGCCGAAGAGAAATTGACCATGAGTTTGGAACTAATCCATGTTCAGAAATCATTCTTCGTCCCTATCAGTTCTGCAACCTAACAGAAGTGATTGCTCGTTCAACTGACACAGAACAGGATTTGATTCGTAAAGTTCGTCTTGCTACAATTCTTGGGACGATTCAATCAACGTTTACTCACTTTCCTTACCTTCGCAAGATTTGGAAAAAGAATACTGAAGAGGAAAGATTGCTTGGTGTATCAATCACTGGCATTTATGACAGTCCATTGTTGAACAATTATAAAGATTCAATGTTGGCCGAGCGTCTGTCAATGCTGAAACAAGTCGCTGTTGATACCAACGCAAAGTATAGCCAAATGCTTGATGTTCCACAATCAACTGCAATTACTTGCGTAAAACCATCGGGCACAGTTTCTCAGTTGACAGATTCGGCCTCAGGAATTCATCCTCGTCATGACCCATATTACTTCCGTCGTGTCCGTTCAGACAATAAGGATCCAATTACAGCGTTTATGATCAAGAATGGAATTCCTAATGAACCAGATGTAACTAAGCCAAATTCAACTACTGTTTTTACCTTTCCAAAGAAAGCTCCGGAAACAGCGATGGTTCGTTCGGACGTGTCGGCAATTGATCATTTGGAGCTGTGGCTTGCTTTCCAACGGTATTGGTGTGAACATAAACCATCGGTAACTATTTCAGTTAAAGAAGAAGAATGGCCAGAAGTTGGTGCATGGGTATACAATCACTTTGATGAAGTTTCGGGCGTTTCTTTCCTTCCTTGGGATGGAGGAACATATCGTCAGGCTCCATATGAAACCGTTTCTGAGGACAAGTATAAGCAATTGTTTGATCAAATGCCAACAAAACTAGATTGGCAAGCACTTGTTGAATTTGAAGACAACGTTGAAGGCGTGCAGAATCTTGCTTGTGTTGCACAATCATGTGAGATCTAAATGCCATATTTAAATCACAATTTACCAACGTTTACGTGCTTTATTCGAAATGAATACTTGTTTAATCACACGAAAGGGCAGGGGGAAGTTACTCCCTGCGACGTCCATACAGTAGCTTCAATTGAAAAAAGAGTGCCGTTGTTTGAAGCATTTCTCGATAATGGGGTCAATTGGACTAGACGACCAATTACTGCATTTTGTTGGAACAAAGAAGCTGAACCAATTGCTCTCGAACAAGCGATGTATTGGGATTGCTTTTCACCATATATTGATGTACAAATTCGCAATCGATTGGTTGGGTTGCAAGCAGATTTGATAACACCAACAAATGAAAAACATAAGGGCACGTATATGTTTACTCTAGATTGGGCATGGGAAAATAAAGCAATTCTAGATTGTAACTTTTCGGAAACGCCAGAACACAAGTGTGGGCATTTCTTTAAAATGGACAATGGCAATTACTATTGTTATCCAAACAACCGAATCATTTGGTATGACGATGCCTGGAATGAAAATACAATTAGTAAGAATCCTGGATACCTAATTGATACGACTGTTTATTCAGTAGAAAATAAAAGAAAACTAAAAACAGACAATCAATACATTTACGGAGTGGACGAACAATGAGTTGGAACAGAGGTTCAGCAATTTTTGAACAAATCATTGAAGCGCTGTTAGACGCCGACGTATCTAAAAACCAAAGAATTAAAATTTACCAGCACCTAATCGAAACGTTTATTGATCATGATTGCGATACGTTATATGAATTGAAAGGAATGGATGAATGTTTTGACCAAACATTAAAACTGTTTGAAGACGAAGATGACTAAATAAATACCAGCATTCTAATAAAAGGAGTGCTGGTATGTGGTTATATAATGATAAACAATTCACTGAAGATATGATTGGTGACAATGTGGGATTTGTTTATTTAATAACAAATTTAACGAATGGTAAAATGTATATTGGTAAAAAATTATTTACCAAATCAAAAACTTATCAAAAGAATAACAAGAGAAAACAAAAAAGAGTTTTGTCAGATTGGGTTGAATATACCGGTTCAAATAACCAATTAAATGAAGATGTGATAGCTGGGCACCAAATAAGAAAGGAAATCTTACTGTTATGTAAATCTAAATCTGAACTGAATTATATGGAATTAAAGTATCAAGTGCAATTTAATGTTTTATTTCAACCAGACAAGTATTACAATAGTTATATTGGAACAAGAGTAAACCGTAAACAGCTGAGGATTAAAGATAAATGATCGATACAATCGTAAAGTTTTTTTCAGTTATTGTGCTTATTTCAAGTTTTTGTTTTATTACTGCGATCGTGTTTGATGTAGTCAAATAAGCTGTTGACATTGTCACCAAACCGCAATAAGATACAGCTAACAATGGAGAGATAAATGGACCCGGCTACAGTTGCCTTGATCATCATTGCAGGAAATCTCATACAAAACGCTCCCCTATTTTTTTTCTTTGGATGGACAAAAAACCTAGTTGACTATTTCTACAAAGTATAAGATGATCTCTAAACAGTCAGGAATGGAAACCCAGTGATGGCTAAGCTCGATATTGAACGCCGCGATCGTGAAATTTCCTACTCTCGTGGAGTGTCTTCGAAACAATACTGGTCAAAAGCTCGAATTTACTTCTTTGTCAAAGACGAGACTTTACTCGACAACCTCATTAACCGTCGGTCTCGTCCAATGACCGAATACCGCAAGTTGCTGCCTGCAGAGTTTGCTCAGGCTGGTTTGCCTGAGAACATTAAGGTCAAGTGGCGACAGGCAGCTGGGTGTTCTTGTGGATGTTCTCCGGGATTTATTATCGACAACATGTCGAGGTTTGATGTGTTTGTTACGATTGACAACAGTGATGCGTAAAGGCGACGTCTATAGTGATTGAGGATGATTATGCAACGCCCTGGAAAAATGAAGCCTGCTACTCTACGTGATCCTTCGAACCAGATTTCGCTTGTCTCTTTGATTAGGTTCCTAGATAAGGCTGAAAAGGAACTGCGAGATTCTGGAGAACAAGAATCTGCAGATCGGTTTGAGATTTTTCGTCAGTATTTGCTGGAAGATTTTCGAGGAAGTTACTTGGAATACAAACACCGGGCAATTGGATTGTAATTGGTCACGTAACTCAGCTGGACAGAGTTTCTGCCTTCTAAGCAGAATGTCGCAGGTTCGAGTCCTGCCGTGATCGCCACTATTGTGAAAGGATATATAATGACAGTTATTGATCCTCGAGACTCTCTGGTATCACTTGTAACTAGACAAAGGTAGGTATGACAAATGGGGAGTCCTGCGGCTCATAACCGTACGTCGAAAGGCCGAGTCGGTTCGATTCCGGCACCTACCACCACTTGACTAATGAGGAACTAATGAGGTTAATCGTTTTATTACTTATCGCTCTTTGTGTTTTTTTATTGTTACCCGTGACTCAATTGGTGTGATTTCTGTGGCGTTTGCAATTCTAATTTTTTCATCGTTGATCGCTGAACATGCACAAAACGTTTCAAAGCTACAAATCGAATGCCAGAATAAAAACGGCACACTAGTCGAGTATCAAACACGCATAAATAACCAGATAATCATTCCATTATCGAGGTAAGCTATGCTAAACAAACTTCAACAATTATTAATCCTTCCTTTTGTCAATCTTTTTTATATAATAATTAGTCTTCTACGAACAATCACAATAATTCAGACTGTAACGTTAGCAGTGCTGGCTTGTATTTTATTAGCAATGTTGATTCTATGAACTTAGAAAAGGATGACAACACAGTAAAACTTCTCACCTCCTTTACCGTAAGAATCAAATAAATTGCCTCACGTACCAGTTAGTTTTACTGTGACCATATTCTTTTACACATGAGCTTTTTTTGTGACATGATTAATGGTTACACCAGTTTTAGAGTTATGATATATTTCTTTGATACCAGGTTCAACTTTATCTTTTAGTTCTCTGAACGAACTTTTAGTTAAATTTATATCGGGAATCTCTTTTGTTTTGTGGAACACATAGATATGTGTGTTGTTTTGCTGCATGGAATGATCATTTAAGACTTCGTGATCTGATGATTGTTAATATTCTAAAGAAGACTGGTTCTCAAACTGATGTTGAATCTATCAGAGATATTATTGGGGGTAAGTGGTAAATCACTTAACTTTTTTTGGATTCCATGTTGGGTCTTGTTTGACATCCGTGCTATAATATTTTCTATGATAAGAATCACCTATTTTACCAATTTTTATTGCACTGTTTGGAAACAATCCACCTTTTCTTGGAATGTTGATTCTACTGCCGTGTATTCTGAACATATCATGTGAGGGATCGATATAATGACCTGTTTCCGGGATTTCTACCCAAGAGTGTCCTGTCAATCCTTCTGAGCCGTCTGGATCATCAGGATATGGTTGACCAAAGTTTTTAGAATACACAACTCTAACAGAAGGATATGTATGTCTAAGTCTATTGGCAACACAATGAGAAACTCTATCACATTCTCCATATCTTGTTCTTCCAGACAACAAAGATTTTGCATTTGAATGAATTTCAAAATCTGCTTCGTCGGGGTCTCTGTGTTTGTGTTCTAATCGACCCAAAGTAGAAAGTGCTCGTATGATCGGTTCGTGAGGATCGGTTTTATCTCTTACTTCTACAATAAACTGTTTAAATGTTAACATAGGTATCCCTTGGCATATGATTGACTTTATGTTTATATAGTATGGTGTATGACCCTTGCAAAAACGTGACCGCCCCGTACCGTTGCTGCGGTGTTTCCACCAACTAAATGTTCGTGGATTTTGCCAGTTTCAGAATTATGAACTCGTAATATTATTGGTCCTGGAGTATTTGTTTCTTTTGCCCGTTCTAATTTGCGTCGATCTATAATTCCAGGCAATTTGCTTATTGGTGTTCCTACATCAGTATTTCCTACATTTTCGAAACGTTGTGGTGTATATCTTGCAATATTGCTATTTGCAAGAGCCTTTTTAAAATTTTTTGGGTCTGATAAATGTGTTAGTGCTGCATGAACATCTGGATGCCATGTTCCTGGAGGCGCATTTAATTGATGAGTTACTTCATCATGTTCTGGCTCGCCCCTCATGGTTTGTTCACGAGGTAAAGTTCCTGATACTACCTCAACAATAAACTGTCTAAATGTTAACATTGTTCTCTCTTGATATACGATTGACTTTATGCTTTATTTATAAATACTGGAAAATAAGGAGAACGTTATGTCTACATTCTACATGCTTGTTGGTCTTCCTGGTTCTGGTAAGTCTACATGGACAGATTGTTTCAAAAGAAAACATCGGTCCGAATTGAATGAACAGTCTTTCAAAACTAACACACCATTCCAATGGAATCTGTCTGTTATTTCCACAGATGATATAATTCAGTCTATTGCAGATCAACGCTGCCTAAGAAGTAGTCATTCGGGGTATGGACTCCCCCTGTTAAATAACGGGTCCTTTTTTATTTCAAAAAAGAGGTTGTGATGTTTCGGGATATGATAGTTGTTATTGGATACCTAGCATATGCTGTTTTTGTTCTAGGTTTCTTTGGATTTGTTACAGGAATTGTTCTTATGGCAAATGGATATCTATGATGAAAATACTTGCTATTATTCTATCACTTGTACTTGCAGGATGTTCTTTCAAGGTGGCTCGTCAAGAGCCATCTATTCATCCAGAAACAGAATATCATCTGAATAGTCAGAAGGTGGCATTCATCGAGTTTCATATATTCTTTGTTCAGAACCAAAATATGCCAAACTCTGAAGTGCTCAAGAATCGTGCAACCGAGATGATGTTCAAGGCTGGGTTATATCATGCTTGTCATAAGAAGTCTGGTTGTTATCTAGTATATGCAGACAAGAAAATTCGTTTTGAGAAAGGAATGATTTCAATCGAGAGTAACGGTACATTTATATCTGTTGTTGATGTTCGTTTAGCAGCTAATGTGATTTATGGCACATGAATAAAAATTTGCTCAACATACATGGTGCGTGGTGTACCAAACATTCATTCAACTATATCGTAAAAAAGGTTCTTGATGACAGTCCTGTTGGTCGTATCAAATGTTTTGAGTATGACTGTCAGAAAGAATCTGTTGAATCAATTATAAATCGTTCTAGGAATGAAGTGTGTAAAATGTCTAAAAATGGATTAAAAACAGTGATTGTAGGCCACTCATTGGGTGGCCTTTTTGCATTGAAATTGTCACAGAGACCATGTGTTCATCATACTATTACTCTTGCATCTCCATTGTCTGGATTAGAATCACTCAATCCATTTGTGCATTATTTTATGATGTATGCTGCTCCATTTTTTAAACATTTAACTCCATCATCCAAGTTTATCAAATCATTACACAAAAAAGATTATTCAAGAAATTCTGTGGAGTGTCTTGTTGCCTGTTCAGGATATAATCCAATGATTTCAGTCGAATCGGATGGCGTAGTTCCATTGAAATCACAATTGAAATGGACACCATCTGGTGCTAAGGTGACAATGGTAGAGAAGAACCATTCAGAGATTCTACAGAGTCCTGAAGCAATATTGGCAATTGAAAGGGCACTGAAATGACTAATCAAACGAAAGGAAATTATATGAATTATGCTAACTATCAAAACTCATTTGACAACTGGAGTTTTACCAGAGGCTTCTCCTATCATAATTCTAGAAGATATGTCAGGTCCAAGTGGAATTTTGGCCTTACATACCAAAACAAAATTGAAGATATTCGCCCATTTGATAATAACTTCTAAAAGGAGTATTTAATGTATAATACAGCAGTAGAAACAGCCGACTATGATGCCGGTCTTCGTAAATTTATGATTAGTGTTTATAATAATATGCTCATGGGACTACTAATCTCAGGCCTTACAGCACTTTTTATTGCTACTAATCCAACGCTCGTAGCATTATTCTGGAAAACATCACTTGCATGGGCAATTGTCTTTCTACCACTTGTTCTATCTCTTGGTCTAATGTTTCTAATTGATAAAATTTCACCGCTTATGGCACAAGTGTTTTTCTATGTTTATGCTCTTGCTATGGGTGCTTCTCTATCTCTGTTCTTTGTTATGTTTAAGATGACAAGTATTATTCAAGTGTTCTTCATTACCAGTGCCGTTTTTGGTACCATGTCACTCTATGGATATACAACAAAGAGGGATTTGTGTTCACTAAATAGTTTTCTTATGATGGGACTATTTGGTATTATAATTGCCGGTGTTATTAATATTTTCCTTCAAAGTTCAATGATGGCATTTATTATTAGTTGCTGTGCCGTTATTGTCTTTACCCTACTTGTAGCATTTGACACACAGAATCTAAAGAAAATTTATTATAACTCATCAGGTGAAGAACAACAGAAAATGGGTATTGTTGGTGCTCTATCTCTCTATACGAACTTTGTGAATATCTTTATCCATCTACTCCAGCTAATTGGAGAAAAGAACGAATGATATCATTTATAGTACCTTGTTATAATGAAGAAAAAACTATCTCACTTTGTTTATTAAGTATTTTTGAAGAGATACACAGACAAAAAATTGAAGCAGAGGTGATTGTTATAGATAACAATTGTACCGATAATACTGCTTCGATTGCTATTAAACTTGGAGCAATAGTTATCCAAGAAACTAATAAAGGTGTAGTTTGGGCTAGACAAAAAGGATATAAACAAGCAAAATATGATCTGATAGCTAATATAGATGCTGATTCATATTTACCAGTTGGATGGTTAAATACAGCATTATTCAATATCAAAAAAGATAATGTTGTTGCTATTACCGGAACACTAAATTATTATGATTCTAACTGGTTTGTTCGACTATCTACAAAGTTATATTATCTTGGTGCTTATATCAGTAATAAAGTTATTGGATCAACGATACAAGGTGGTAATTGTGTAATTAAAAAGAAATATTTAGACATGTGTGATGGATATGATACATCTATTCCATTTTATGGAGAAGATACCATGACTGCTCAAAGATTATCTAAATATGGTAAAGTAGAACTTGTTTTGAATCTGGTACTCAACTCATCAGCCAGAAGACTTAAACAACAAGGATTATTTAATACAACGTGGAAATACATAATCAATTACTTCAGTGTGGTTTTTTTTGGTAAACCATATACAAAAGAATATAAAGATTACAGATGAAAAAAGTAGAAAAGCATTATAGATCAATATTCATATCTGACACCCACTTTGGTTATAAATTAAATCGTTCTGATTTATTGAACAATTTTCTTAAATATCATTCTTGCCAAAAATTATATCTTGTAGGGGATATAATTGATCTATGGGCTTTTGAGAGAAGATTTTATTGGTCATACGATGATTCTCTGGCAGTAAGACAGATTTTAAATAAAAGACGACATGGTTCTGAAGTTTTTTATATAACCGGAAATCATGATGGTCATTTGAGATCGTTATTACCAGATATAAATATAGAAGGTATTTCGTTTCACAATGAATTGATACACACTGGCGTTGATGGTAAGAAATATTTAGTAGTGCATGGAGATATATTTGATAACTCTACACCTGTGTGGGAAATAGTATCCAGAATAGGAGATAGAGCATATACAATTTCTCTCTATGTTTCTGTTATTTATTATAGAATCAGAGAATTTTTAAATTTACCTCCTTGGAGTTTGTCTTTATATTTAAAACATAATGTGAAAGAAGCAGTAAACTATATCAATAGCTTTGAAAAACATATGATCGAATATTGTAAAGATTATGATGGTATAATTTGTGGGCATATTCACAATGCTGTAATTAAAGACATTGAAAAATTGAAATATATGAATTGCGGAGATTGGGTAGAGAGTTTTACAGCAGTGGTCGAACATGAAGATGGAACTTTTGAATTAATAAAATGGGAAAGTGTAAAATGACAAAAAATTTATTATATACTTGGAAATACTGAATGCAAGAAAGCCAATGCAATATATTGTCAATTGCGATCTGTCGAACGTGGTGTTAAAATTGGAGATGTTCGTGTGATTGCTGATGAAATGCTATATTGTATTGGTCTTGATCGAGATTGGGCCAGTTATTTGTGTTTCTCTGAGCCAATTGTCGAATATAAATTACTAAAACTTAACGATCTTGATAGTGATTATGATGATTAATATGAAAAAAATTGTTTCCGATTTTTATGAAAAACTAAACTCAGAAAGCGGTTGACAATGAGACCAGATGGTGGTATTATCATCTGGCCTTTTGATATGGAGAACCATGATGCGAAAACTTGCTTCTATTCGTCGTGTGGCTGAAATCAAGCCTATTGATGGTGCAGATGCTATCGAAGCCATTCGTGTAGATGGATGGTGGTGTGTATCCAAGAAAAATGAGTTTAAGGTTGATGACCCTTGTGTATATTTTGAAATTGACAGTTTCCTACCTGTTCGTCCTGAATTTGAATTTCTTCGGAAGTCTTGTTTCCGATCAACCAAGAATCTTGGTGACGGTTTCCGATTGAAGACCGTGAAACTTCGTGGTCAAATATCACAAGGGCTTTGTTTGCCACTCGTTCAGGTTTTTGGTCGTAATTTTATGACAAATAAAGGCAGCACATACATTTCTTCAATTGAAGGAGAAGATGTTACTGAAATTCTCGGTGTTCAAAAGTGGGAAGTCCCTCTTCCTGTACAACTTGCTGGTGTTGCCAAAGG